TGGCACCGCTAAAGGCTTCCGCAAGACCTACGCCAGCGGCGCGACAAACCAAGATGCGTCTAATATTTTCGGCGATGATTACGGCGTAGACTATCCGAAAGAGATCGTTATCAACAGCGGCGTCGAGCTTGGCGCAACCAGTACCTCGCAGGAAGCACTCCAGATCGACAGCGGTCTCTCAGGTGGCCTGACCATCACCAACAACGGCACTCTCAGCGGTGCTGGTGGTTCTGCTGGTGGCGGCACAGGTGGAGATGCTTTTCAGGCTGACGTGGCCTGTACCTTCATCAACAACGGCACGATCCGTGCTGGTGGAGGTGGAGGTGGTGCTGGCGGAAGTGGCGGCACAGGCGGTACTGGTGGACAAGGCTCGTACAGCACGTCGGGCTGGGGTTCATACACTCACGTTGGTGCTGGTAGTGGTGGAATAGGACAAACGGGCGTAACGGTGTTTTCTACTGGCAACACCTATTATTGGTACTGGGGAAATTCCTATCTCGGCTCGACGGTAGGCTATGCGGCCAACACGCTAACCTCCGGCGGCATACTGCATCAGCACAGCTACCCAACTAATTATGGTTCTGGCTACAACGCTGGCGCAGGAGCATCATGGTGGCGGTATGCCATTCGGCGCTACACCACAACGACATCCTACAGCAATGGCGGTAGCGGCGGCTCTGGCGGTTCTGGCGGCAGTGGCGGCGTAGGCCAAGGCTACAACCAGTCAGCCGGTTCTGGTTCATCTGGTAGCAGCGGTTCGGGCGGCTCTAGCGGAGGCACAAACGCCGGTGCTGGCGGAACAGGCGGAACAGGCGGCAGCGGCGGTGCAGGCGGTAGCTTTGGAAGCAGCGGATCGTCCGGAAACACCGGTGCGACAGGCAGCACGGGTGCAAACGGCAACTATACCAACGGCAGTGGCGGTTCTAGTGGCAGCGGCGGCTCCGGGGGTGGTGCAGCCGGAAAGTACATCCGTGGTCTGTCCAATGTCAGCTTTACGAACAATGGAACTGTGCAAGGAGGCACAGCGTAATGGAATACAGCATCCCTGAAATCAACAATGGCGTCGCCAAGGTGCAATTCACTGACGGCACATGGACCTTCCTCGAACTTGCTTCTGACATGACTGAAGCGGACCTCGACGACCTCGTTCACCACATGACGCCGCCACATCTAAGGACAGGCTCGACACCTTCGTTCTTGTCTGCCGGTGCGACACGCACTGCGGCGGCGAAGCAGCTAACTCCACCCGCCGATGATCGACCTCAGTGGCTACAAAACCGACAAGCAGCCTATGGCAGCGTTGAAACGCAGATCGAGTACATCACAGAGCATGGGCTAGAGGCTTGGCAGGCGAAGGTTGCACAGATCAAAGCCGACAATCCTAAGACATGAGCAAGCCCACCGTCACCTCAGTTAAGGCCGAGCTGGACACGCTGACGGCTGTGTCCCAGGAGCGCTTCATCGAGCTGCTCAGTCGGGTCAAGCGGCTCGAGACGATCATGGTCGGCAGCGCCGGCACCACCATCGTCCTGCTGATCGGCGTCCTTCTTAGCGAGTGATCCACGCCTTCGTCCTCGTCGTCATGCTCGAGGGCAAAACAGTTTCAAATGACCTTTATTTCAGAGACCTCCAGGAGTGCCTGTGGTTCTCAACCAGGATTGCGCGGCAGTCGCCGGCGATCTCTAGCCACTGCTTGCCTAAGCTCGTCGATCCCAAGAAAGTGAAGGTGTACTGATGGACCCGATCACGATTGCCGCTGGTGCCGCCAGCGCGTATTCGGCTGTCCGCAAAGCCATCATGGCGGGGCAAGAGCTGGAGCAGATGATCGGCAGTGTGTCGAAATGGGTCTCTTGTGTCAGTGACCTGGACCAGCTCGAGCGCGAGGCGAAGAACCCGCCGATCTTCAAAAAGCTATTCGGTGGGCAGTCGGTCGAGGCAGAAGCCATCCAGGTGTTCGCAGCCAAGCGCAAAGCAGAAAGCGACAGACGCGAACTATTGAACTACATCGGCCTCACTCTCGGAAAGTCTGCCGTCGATGAACTGATCCGGCTCGAAGGGCGCATCCGTAAGCAACGCCAGGAAACGCTGTACGCGCAGCGGGAGCGCCGGCGCAAGTTCATCGAGATCGTTGCCTGGGTCGTGACCATCACGGCTGGCCTGGCGGTGCTGGTGTCATTCGTTCTGCTGCTCAAATCTCACAGCGCCCAGGCAAAAGACTGGGCCAACGATCTCACCACCTGCCGCCTGGTCAAGTGCATGAAGCTGGATAAGCGCCAGGAGGTGTGTGTCTACCGTGGCGCTCACAACACCCAGGAGACGCTGTTCTTTGACTACGGCGAATGGAAGCCCAGGGAATATCTGTGTCAGTGGCAGGTCGATCAGCCGCCACCACCGAATGTCTATGAGGTCTTGAAGGCCATCAAGGAGAGCCAGTAATGCAGAAGCAGCTCGAGCCTGACAGCAAGTACAACGACCTGGACGCAGACCATGATGGCGTGGTGTCCGACGCGGAGATGGAGCTGGCCAAGCTCGAACACCAGCTTCGCAAGCAACGCGCCCAGCGGCGCATGGCTACCGCCACGCTGATCGGCATGGCCGTCTATACGGCAATGCTGTTTGTGCCTGGCATCCCCGACAGCCGGATCGAGCAGATCATCAAGATCAGCGATCTGTTCTACCTGTCGGGCGGCGGCATCATGGCTGCCTTCTTTGGAACAACAGCCTGGGTGGAGCGCAAGTAATGCTGAACCTTTTGATCGGCCCGATCGCGGAGCTGGCCGGCGGCTGGCTCAAGTCGAAGGCAGCGACCAAGGCCGCCGAAACCGAGGCCAAGGTCGCCATGAAAAAGGCCGAGGCCAAGGTGTACGAAACCGAAGCGACCTCGACCATGCTGATGGAACAGCAGCTCACCCGCCAGATGGAGGGGAGCTGGAAGGACGAGTTCTGGGTAATTATTTTCGGCTCGATCCTGATCGGCTGCTTCCTGCCCTGGACCCAGGAGTATGTCAAAAACGGTTTCATCTTCCTCGATCTTCACACCCCGCCCTGGTTTGCGAATTGTCTGTACATCTCGATCAGTGCCAGCTTCGGCTACCGGATCGGGAAGGCCGGCCTGGGCGCGATCGCGAATAGGAAAACGAAATGAAGCTCTCGAAGAATTTCAGCCTGGTCGAGATGACCAAGAGCCAGACGGCGCTGCGGAGGGGGATCGATAATACGCCGCACCCCTCGCTAGTCGAGCATATGGAACGCCTGTGTGAGGCCGTCCTACAGCCTGTCAGGGACCATTTCGACAGGCCGGTCACAATCACCAGCGGATATCGCTCCCCCGAGCTGTGCATCGCCATCGGCTCGAAGCCGACCAGTCAGCATGCCAAGGGCCAGGCGGCAGACTTCGAGGTGCCTGGCGTCTCGAACATGGAGGTCGCCCAGTGGATCGCTGACAACCTCGAGTTCGATCAGCTCATTCTCGAATGCTACACCGGCGGCAACACCGGCTGGATACATTGCAGCTATGTCCACGAACCGAGGAAGGAGCTGCTGACCTATGACCGCACCAACGGATATCGGAAAGGTTTGATCGATGGCAGTTAATGCAGCCGGCAACTACACCAAGCCGAAGATGCGCAAGCGTATGTTCAACGAGATCAAGGCTGCTGCAAGCCACGGCACGGCTGCCGGCAAATGGTCGGCCAGGAAGGCACAAGCCCTGGCCAAGCGGTACAAGGCCGCCGGCGGTGGGTACAGAGACTGATGCGCGCGCCACAGAAATCTCTTAGCGACTGGGGCAAGCAGGACTGGCGCACCAAGTCCGGCAAGAAATCTAGCGAGACTGGTGAGCGCTATCTGCCGGCCGCTGCCATCAAGGCGCTGTCGTCAGCCGAGTACGCTGCCACCACCAGGGCAAAGCGCAAGGGTGGCGGCACCGGCAAGAGCGTACCGCAGCCGAAGAAGATCGCCGCGAAGACCAGGAGGTATCGGACATGAGCCGCGTGTCTGTCATCAACAAGCCGCGCCGCATCAAGCAAGGCGAGGCAGGTCACGGCACCAAGAAATTTGTCGTCAAGGTGAAGCAGGGCGACAAGACAAAGACGATCAAATACGGCGACGCCAAGATGGAGATCAAACGCGATAATCCAGAGCGTCGTCGTAATTTTCGCGCGCGTCATGGTTGCGATACCGAAGCGGCGAAAAACAAGATGACCGCAAAATACTGGTCATGCCGCAACTGGTAACAATGAGAGGAGACTGCCATGCCGATGGTCGGTTCTGAAAAATTCCCCTACAGCAAGAAGGGTTTTGCTGACGCGAAGAAGGCCGCAAAGGAAAGCGGCAAGAAGATGGGTTTCGCATCGAAGAAGAAAAAGAAGAGCGCAATGAACGGTGGCTATAGCCGCGCATAGCTTGTGCAAACTTTGTGCAAGGTTCTGTGATTGGCTTGGGCTTCCTTAGCCTTCCACCCGCTGCACTAACTGGCTGAATTGGATACCATTTTCCTCTGGCACATCACTGGGGGTGAAGGGGTCGTGGGTTCGAATCCCGCCGCTCCGACCATGCTTAACACCAAGTAAACTAAGGGATTATCCCGCCCCCCGGCCTTCGAGGCTGGGGGGATTTTTTTTGTTTTGTGCAAACTTTGTGCAAAAAATCCTCTTGAACAGTGACAGCATCTGTCTATATTGATGATATCAGGTGTTAAGAGGAGCAACAAAATGAAACCCCTAAAGGTCTACGCATACCGCGATTACTTTGTCATCAATGCCAGCCGCATCGGCGGCAAAGTGCGCGATGGTCGGTTCGCAACCAGGCAGGAAGCTGAAGCTCACGCCAAGATGCTAGAGGCAAAACACACCCTCGGCATTGTCGATCAACCAAAGAGCGAGAAGATCAACGGCGATGCCGCGATCGATATGTTCCTGGCAAAGCAGGAGAGCCGCGTCCAGGGCGGCGAGATATCTGCG